CCCAATTTTGCGCAAGGTAATTTGACAAAGGGGGGGTGTCGTGTAATATATGACGCAATCCAAAAAATTCGGGAATTCCCAAGGGAAGGCCAAACATGAACCGCAAACCACCAGAACTGCACCTGATTGATGGCACGAAGCCGCGCAAGAACGCCGCCATGCCAATGCCCGAAAGCATCAAAAAGCGCATTCCACGCGCCGAGTGGATGGACAACCCCGAAGCGTGGGACAAAGAAAAATTTGTGGAGGAAACCGCTGATTTTCTGTTCACGGTGTATGGCATCGGCAACGACCAAGACAAGCACACCCTCGCCATGCTGGCAGACCACATCGACCTCTATGTGAAGTGCACCAAGGGCATCAACAAAAACGGCGTGGTGACCACATTCAACAACGGGCAAACCGTGGGGCCAAACCCCTACATCAGCATCCGCAACAAGACCATGACGCTCATCATCCAATTGATGAACGAAATGGGGTTAACCCCTAGAAGTCGCCTGTCGGCTGGCAAGATGGAGGAGGACAGCCCTGTTGCCGCATTCCTACGAGGGCCACTGGCGCAATGAACTGGCAAGAGGGTGTCATTTACGCCCGCGATGTTGCAAAGGGCGAAATCAATGTCTGCAACGATGTGCGGCTGGCGTGCCAACGGTTCCTGAACCAATACGAAAACGCCGAATGGGAGTGGGTGTTTGACGAACGCTTCCCACAGCATGTGCTCAACTTTGCCGCCGCCCTGCGGCACACCAAAGGCCCGCAAGCGGGTGAGCCGATTGTGCTGGAGCCTTTCCAAATCCTGCTGATTTGTGCCACCTACGGTTTCAGGAGCAAGCGCGACCTCACCAAGCGCATGGTGACGGATGTGATTTTGTTCATTCCGCGCAAGGCTGGCAAGTCCACACTGACCGCGGTCATCTGCCTCTACGAATTGCTGTGCGGCGAGGCTGGCCCCGAGGTGTTTACGCTGGCAACAAACCGCGAGCAAGCGACCATCGTGTTTGATGCGTCCAAGGGGTTTGTGGAAAACATGCCCAAAGAACTCGGCGACCTATTCACTCCGAGCAAATACAACATCGGCAAGCGCGGCGACAGCCAAAGCATGTTCAAGGCGTTGAGCCGTGACACCAAAAAAACAGGTGACGGCAAAAACCCATCGTGCGTGATTGTTGACGAGGCCGCGCAAATTGTTGACCGCAACAGCATTGAGGTGTTGCACTCGGGTATGGTGGCACGCCAAAACCCACTCCGCATCTACATCACCACGGCATCGTTCACCAAGGACACCAAATTCCACGAGGATTTGAGCCTTTTCAAGTCCATGCTGAACGGCGAAGTGCCTGACAATCCGCGCTGGTTTGGTTTGCTCTACGGGCTGGACTTGGGCGATGATTGGCGCGACCCCGCCAATTGGGCCAAAGCCAACCCGATGCACGGCATATCTGTTTTTGAGGATGCCATTGCCGCCCGCGCCGAGGAAGCCAAACACAAGCCCGCCGCCCTGAACGAGTTTTTGTGCAAGACCCTGAATGTGTGGGTGAGCGCAAACGCCGCGTGGCTTGACCGCGCCCATTGGGACAATCCGAAATGCAACAGCGCCGCCAATTTGGGCCGCCATATTGAGGCCGCATTTATTGGGTTTGACTTGGCGGCAACACGCGATTTGAACGCCGTGTGCACTTTGAAGCGATATGCCGAAAATGATTTTGAGGCCGAATGGAAATTCTTTTTACCCGAGGATGCGCTGACAACCATCCCGAAGCATTATTTGGACATTTTCACGCTGGCCCAAAAATCAGGCATTTTGCATTTGACAGAGGGTAATGTGATGGATGACCGCGAGATAAGCGAATTCATCAAATCACAGTGCGCCAAATACGATGTGAAGGAGGTTGGATATGACGCTTACAACGCCGCCGCATTGGTTGCACGCTTGCACGAAAGTGGAATTCCTGTTAAAAAAGTGGGACAGGGTATGGCGGTTTTGAATAATCCGTCAAAATTCGTGGAAAAATTGATTTTGAATCAGCAAATCAAGCATGACGGGAATCCGTTTGTTGGCTGGCAACTTGGAAACTGCGAGGTCTACACAGATGTGAATGGAAACATCAAAGTGCGCAAGAACGAAGCCGATAAAGCGGCAAAGGTTGACGGAATAATTGCACTGATTATTGCGGCACATTGCGCACTAGACAATCCGTTTGTGTCCAGTTCGTTTGGTTTTAGAAGCCTTACATTGTAAAATGGCGTAAAAAAGCGGGGAAATGATGGCGATACTTGATATTTTCAAAGGCAAAAAGCCGACTGCGAACGAGTCCAATGTGGTGCTCGGTCAACTCCAATTGGGCAACCAAGTGGTCATCGGCAACCAGCGCAATCAGCCCGCGCAACAATTGCTCTATGTCACCACATCCAGCACGACCACTGCGGGCCGTGTTTTGGACATTTCGGGCCTTACCCGCAACTCTACGGTGATGGGGTGCGTGGGCGTGAAAGCCCGTGCGCTGGCGCAATGCTCTATTTCCATTGTCAGCAAATCGGAAGATGGCACTTTTGTGGATGCCATCAGCGACCCGAGCGTGGGCCAACGCGACAAAGCCAAGGCCAAGCAAGTGCTCAACCTTTTGCAAAACCCCAACAACTTCCAAAGCCTCTACGAGTTTTGGTATCAGTGGATGATGTGGCAAGACTTGGCGGGTGAATCATTCACGCTGTGGTGGCGCGACAAGCAAAAAGACCCATCCGCAACGCCGATTGAAATGTATAACCTAGACGCAACGCTTATCACGGTCAAATTGACCGATACGCGATATCCGTCCTATGTGTTGAGTTCGCCTTCGTATGGTTTCAGCAAAGATCAGCCGCTGGAATACTATCAAGTGATGCACATCAAAGAAGCCGCATGGCAAGGTTCAAGCGGTTTCAACAAAGGCATTTTGGCAACCGAACTGGTGGCGCTAGACCAAGACATTGACATCTATGCCAACTTCATCATGCAGAACGGCGCAAAGCCATCGGGCGTGTTTTACACCGACCAAGTGATTCCCGACAGCAAATTCAAAGAAATCGCCGCACGCATCAAAGAAACTTGGAACGCCATGACGGGCAGTCGTAGCACTGACCCGAGCAAGGCTGGTCAAGGCATGTTGCTAGACCAAGGCATGCGCTACGAGGCCATCAAAATGCTGACCTTGCAAGACGCTGACGCGGCTGAATTAAAAATCCAAACAATGAAACGCATCTGCGGTTTGTTTGGCGTGCCCCCTGCAATGCTTGGCATCGCAGACCAAAAATACAACAACACGCAAACGATGTTGGATGAGTTTTACAAAACCGTGATGTATCCCACCATCATCAGTGTTGAGCAAAAACTCAAACAGCACCTTTTCCGTGGATACCCCAATTTGCAAGTGCGTTTTGACACCAAAGATTTTTTGAAAGGTGCGCCGCTTGACCAAATGAATTTTGTTGCCGCTGGCGTGAAGGCTGGCATTTTTACGCCCAACGAAGCCCGCGAATATTTGAATATCCCGCGCATTGATGGGGCCGATGAATTGGTTACTGGCGGCGGGCAACATGAGCCGATTGCTGGCACATCCCCGCAAGACACTGGCGGCGGTGGCGGCAACCAGACACGGAAAATCAATATTGGGGCAAAATCGTGAACAGGCTGAAAAAACTTCTAGCGCATTTGACTTCACAAATCAAGTCGCCTAGTGTTAAACTTCCTGTCATAGAACAGCCCCACAAGATAAAAGACGACAATCAATCTATCCACAATGGGGTGATTTATGAAAAATTTGATACTGGTTTGCGAAGCGAAGGTAAGTCTGGAGCCAAACGCAAACGAAAGCCAAGAGCCGAGCGGCAAAATTGAAGCCCGCGTGACCACATGGGGCGCACGCGAAGGCGCTGACGGTCGCAAATTCAACTATCAGCCCGAAGGCTTTGCCGAGTGGGCCGATGAGTTTGCAAAAAGCGAAAAGCCTTTGCCCATGTTTCTCAACCACAACGACAGCGGCATGCCGATGGGCGAGTGGAACGCTTTTGAATTTGACGACCAAGGCATGACCGCCTCGGGCCGTTTGTATTTGAACACTGTGGGCGGCTCAGACCTGTATCAAGTGCTCAAAGAATCCCCGAATATGTTTGGCGGCGTTTCTGTTGGCGCATACGCCGAAGAAGCGTGCTATGTGAACGCCGATGGCGAACCATACGCCGAAGGCCCTGATGGCACAGTATGGTCAAACCCCGAATTTGATTACGAGGAAGCATATTTCCAAATCAAAAAAGGCGGTTTGCGCGAAGTGTCTGTCGTGATGTATCCAAACAACGACAAAGCGGAAATTCAAAAACTTGAAGCGTTCGATGCCGAAGGGCAATTGAACCCTCGCGTTTTGGAGCGTGTCTTGCGTGAAGCAGGACTGCACAAAAAGGATGCGACCACCGCGTCCAGTATCTTCAAGAAAGTTTTGGCCGAGCGTGATGCCCCCAAAAAACTTGAAGTGACCCCAACTCAGGGTGAGCCTGACGCGGTGGTAAACGAAGCCAACGCATTGCTCGCGGCGCTTGAAGCGCACGAACTTGCCGAGGCACTTGCAACCCGCATTTGAAAGGACAGAAAATGTCTATCGAGAAAGTTCTAGAAAAAGTGGACGCAATCAAAGCGTCTAACGAAGCAAAAATTGCCGAGGTGAAAGCCGAAGTGCAAAGCGAAGTGACCGCTTCTATTGAAGCCGCCAAAGGCGAGATGACCGAAAAGGTTGCCGCGCTGGAAGCAAAGGTTGCATCCATCAACATGCCCGAGTTCATTCGTGCGCCTCACAAAACCGTGCGCGGTGATGTGAACCGCCGTGTGCGTGAACAACTTGCCGCCTTCACCAAAGAAAACGGCACGAAACTGCACAAAGAAATCAAAATTTGGGAGAGCGAAGACCAGCACGCCGCCTACTTGAACGAAGCCTCTGCGCTTACTGGTTCAGGCGCTGGCATCGGTGGTCGCACCGCGTATAACC